GTGAGTGGATTTGTGCCTTAGCTCTTAATGCTCTGTCAACTTCACTAACAATCGCATTAGCTGCAGCAATAACCGCTCCTAATGCTGAATACATACCTCGAGCAACTCCGTTACTTACTTGCGCTCCTACGTTATAAGCAACTGGAACAATGCTTTGACCTACGCTTTGAACAGTATTTTTGATGCTTTCCATTGCTGAACGGACGTTACCCTCGTTACTTCTTAAGCCGTCAGCAATATTTCTTCCTGCTTCTTCACCTGCTCTACGTCCTTCTTGTGCCATTTGTGAGGCTGTTTGTTGAAGTGTAGATACAAATTGTTGGCATGTGCTTTGAATAGATCCTAAAGCACTATTCATAGCTGAAGAAATGGCACTAGCTAACCCATTCATTGCCCCACTAATGCTTGCAACCATACTAGATACTGTCGCTCCAACTGATGAAATCGAAGTGCCTATCTGATTAATCTGACCTGCTACGCTAGTTGCTGTACTTCCAACTTGTGATAATGCACTAGTTAAGCCACTAACTATACCAGTTAACGCTCCTATTGAAGCTGTTGTTGCTCCAAAGTTAACTGATAACGATGAAAGAACAACACCAAATGAGGTAATTGACATCGTTACAGAACTTACTGCTGTTCCTATGCTTGTAATCTGACTGTTGAAAGCACTAATTGAACCACTAGCAGTCATAAGTCCAGCAAGCGATGTAGTAATGTTAGTACTAAACATTTGAACGGCTGTTGAAGTTGTAATCAAGATAGGCGGTAAAGCATTTAATGAAGTAGTTAAGCTTGTGATTAATGTTGGTAAGGCAGTAAATGCTCCTTGAACAGAAGTTGCTGCTTGACCTAACATTGATAATCCACTTGCCATGGTTTGCATACCAGCTCCAGCCGTTGTCATTTCTCCAGCGTGAGCCGTTATTGCACCTACTCCAGTTGCCGTTGCTGTTAATGTAGCAACTAAATCTCCTAAGCTTAAATCAACTAGTGTCTTCACACCTTCAGCAAATAATCTAAACCCATTACCTGCTTTTTCTGCTGATTCACCTATACTTTGAATGACGTTTGCTACTCCATCAAGTACTGTTCTTATTGAGTTACCTATCGAATCAATAACTTCTTTAATTCCATCACACACAGTTTTTACTGCGTTACCGAATTTTTCAAAGGCTGTTCCTACACCCTCTAATACTGATTTTATTGAATTACCTACAGATTCAATCACGGAACCTACACCTTCAAGAGTTGACTTAATAGCATTACCAACGGAATCAATAATGCTTGCAACACCTTGTAAGGCTGATTGAATAGCAGTACCAACTGAAGTAATTACAGTCCCAACTCCCTCAAGAGCCAGTCTTACTCCGTTACCAAAACCTGTAAAGGCTGAACCTAACCCCTCGAGTACCGACTTAATGGCAGTACCTACAGATTGAATAACCGTTCCTATTCCCTCAAATACTGACTTAATAGCAAGTCCAACCGATTGAATAACGCTACCTAATGAAACTAAAACGGCTGATAAGCCAGTACCTAATGCAAGAATAACTTGTGAAACGGCACTTCCTAAGGCTTGAAAGACCTTAGCAACTCCATCTCCTTGAGTTCCTAATAATGCAAGTCCAGCACATACTAAAAGAATAGCACCACCCAATGCAAGCCACGTTGGTGGTGGCACCATAGCGATGGCACTTCCTAAACCTTTAAAAGCAATAGCAAGACCAGTTCCAATACCTTGAGCAGCAGTTGAAATTCCAGTACCTAATGCTGTAAGAACGGACGGAACACCGCTCAATGCTGTTTTAATACCAATACCAATTCCCTTGGCACTTGTTGCTATCCCTTTACCTGCTGATTCTAGCACCTTTCCTAAACTCTCTATTATTTGAGATACAGTACCTTTAGTTTCTTTAGTTTTTTTGGTTACTTCGTCTAGCGATTCAGTAGCGTTTTTCTTGAATAATTTAAACGGGTTTAACCCTTTAATTAAATTAAGTCCTTTAGTTGCCAACTTGATAGCTTTAAGAGAACCAACAATACCTAACAATGAATAAGCAATAGCACTAATCACACTAGGTGGAAGTGAAGCTATTAATTTAGCAAACCCACTAATCACTTTTGCTACTACGTTCACAATTAAACCTAAAGCATGTGCAAATGTGCTAATTGCTCCACTTTTAGATAAGGCTGAAATAAGATTTGTTACTGCATCTTGCACATTCTTAAATGCACTAACAACAGAACTTATTGCTCCACTATCATTTAATCCATTCCATAGATCTTTAGCTACTGTTATTACATTTTTAATTGATGTAGCTATACTATTAATAACTTTATCAACGTTGATACCATCTAAAAAATTACCGAATTTATTCGCAAAGCCTTTAAAATCTACTTTTTCTAAAGCTTCAATAATTCCTGAAATAGCTTTTATCCCGAATTTATTAAATCTTTCAAACGCTGGTTGAAGTTTAATAGCAACCGTCTCTTTTAATCCATCAACAGCCTGGTCTACAGTTTTGAATTGAGTAGCCATTTTCATGAAATCAGTGTTATTACCAACCTTTTTAATAGCTTCGAAGAAATCTTCTGTTTTGACTTTACCATCTTGAACATTTTTAACCAGCTCTTGAACTGACATTCCCATTTCCTTGGCAATAGCACCCATTGCCGCTGGGGCTTGGTCAAGTATCAATTTAAAGTCTTGCCACGCTACTTTTGGCTTCGCTGCCATTTGTGTAGCTTGAGTACTTAAAGTTTTCATAGCTTGCTTAGGATTTTCTGCTGAAGCAGCTAATCCTCCAAAACCAGTTACAAGTTTATCAGTTTCTTTAATTCCTACTGCTGCTAACTGTGAATAGGTTTGAGCCATCTCTGACGCACTATAAATAGTTTTGGAAGCGTAGTCTTGCATTGCTGTCTTAGCTACGTTTATTTCTTCAGAAGATTTCCCTAACATATTCATGTTACCTTCAAACGTTTGCCATGCCTTAGAAGAATTATTTAATTCAGAAATCATTCCTCTAATTCCAGTTGATATTCCTCTAATACCTGCACTTATTCCAGCACTTACTAAATTAGCTCCTAACACACTTTTGAAGACTGAACCAGCTTTACTTCCAGCACTCTCAAGTCCAGTTAATGCACTTTTAAGTCTTCCTATACCCGAGGTGGCACCTTTTTCATTCAAATCAACATCTATTTTAACTTTACCTTCTGCCATATATTAACCTCCTTTCTTTTAAATTAATCTTCAATAGGAAGTTCATATTGACGTTGTAAGCTCCTCATGTGTTCTTTGTATTCAGAACTGTCATGTTTTGATGGTTTATAACTCCTAATCTTAATTACCTCCATGAATTTAGTATTCTCAGGAAGTCCACCTAATAAAGCGTTGAATTTCTTCCAGTGAAGTTTACCTTGCATTTCTATAAGGTCGATATTATATGCTTGAAAAAAAGAAGCAAATATATAATCTGAATCATATTTCAGACTATATAATTGCTCCTGTTCTTCTTCTGTTTCCTTAACTGGCATTGGATTACCTGCCAAATCATACTCAACTGAATTAAATTCCTCATTTTTGATATGTTCATCGATTATTTGAGTTAAGAATAAATCCACATCTTCAATTGAATATTTAGTGAATGGTTTCCCAGTCAACATAAACATCGCAAAATATGGCTTTTCATAATCCTCTAAATCTTTTGACTTAAGCATATCAAGTAATCTAATTACATTATCAAAATTAAGGTTAAGTTTATAAACTTCGCTACCTATGATTAATTCATCTTTTAATTTGTAAGCTAAATTAAGCATGGTCGATATCTAGATACTTGATATATTTATCTACAGTCATTGAATTTTCCATTTCATCTGCAATACCTTTAATCGTTTGTATTGCAGATAAGAATGTAGGAATACATGATCTACCGCATACTTCATATACACGGTTAAATGTATCTTCATCAAATAATTTCACCCACAAGTCTTTTGCTAAATCTTTAACAGTTTTTAAATCTGAAGTAGTTCCACTCAGATTTGATAATTTTTCTTGCAATTCTTTAGCATAATCTTTTAATTCTGCTAATTTTAATATATTATCATCACTTACCACAAATCTTAATTCAAACTCTCCAAAATCAACTGGAATTGTATTTTCAAATTTCTTAATTACTACCATGCTTAAATCCTCCTAAATTATGCTACCGCTGTTTGTTTTGGCAATGTTGCCCATTTAATCGTACACTCAAAGTTTTCAAAGTCACTAGCATCACCGTCTCCAGCTTTAATCTTAGATACGATTGCTACTGCTTCCCACGCTGTCTTACCGTCTGAAGACACCACCTTGAACCATACTTTTCTATCATCACCAACTTTATATCTAAGGTCAGCGATTAGTTTTTGTGCTTCATCTTCTACATCGAAGTTCCCCTCAAATGAGAATCCAGCTTTAACCGATTTTACAGTTTCCTCAGGTGTACCATCTCCGTCATACCATGCTACATCGTCAGTATCTTCGTCTGTTTCGTCATTTACTGTTTTAATATACTTAGCTAACAGTTTGTACTGTTCCTTTGTCGGTGCTGTTGTTGCGTTCGCCTTATCAAAAGGTGCTA